CTCTATGAAGCAGCGAAGAATGAAAAGGATTGGTACACGGCGATATTCAAGGCCAGTGAAACAGGCATTGTGGATGCTGAAGAGCTGGAAGCAGCCCGTACCATGATGTCTCAGGATCAGTACGATCAGGAATTTGAATGCAGTTGGGTCGCCAACGTACCGGGGGCCATCTATGGCAAGGAAATGCAAGCGGCTATGGAAGATGGTCGCATTACTGATGTCCCGGTTGATGTCGGACATCGTGTGGATACTTACTGGGATCTCGGAATTGGAGACAGTACGGCGATCTGGTTTGCACAAAGCCTTCGCGGAGGCCGTGTTAATATCGTCGATTACTATGAAGCACGTAATGAGGGGCTTCCCCACTATTGCGAGGTACTATCACGCAAAGGTTATCTGTATGGGGATCACAATGCGCCTCACGATATCGAGGTGCGTGAACTTGGAACGGGTAAATCTAGGCGAGAAATCGCGTGGGATCTTGGACTGAATTTCAGGGTCGTACCCAAACTGCCCGTTGAAGACGGCATTCACGCCGCACAGCTTATTATGAGCAAGTGCTGGTTTGACCTGACCAACTGCAAGCAGGGCATTGAATGCCTGAGACAATACCACCGTGCATACAATCCGAAGACTCGCGCATTTAGATTGTCGCCTGTCCACGATTGGTCGAGTCATGGTGCCGATGCGTTTCGGTATCTGGCTATCGGTATTAAAGAAATGAATCATTTTGAAAACGCACCACAGGCTTTTGCGGATAGCAGCTACAATCCGCTGGGCCAGCATCTAGGAGCCTGATATGGGATTTATGAAACCAAAAAGTCCACCACCGCCTCCACCGCCTCCACCTCCACCACCTGTTCAGGCTCCTGATCCAAATATGGAAGAAAATCTGCGTGAAAGAGAAGCAAAGAGAATGGGTCGAAAGAAGACCATTGTGACCGGGCCACGGGGTCTGTTGGCTGGCGAAGAAATTATGAAGCCTTCTTTATTAGCCGAGTACGGCAAGAAGGATATGTGATATGGGTTTTGGTGGGCCGGGTGAAGGCACGGGTATAGATACGACGGGTTATTATGAGCAAAGACGCGATCAGATCGATGGCAACTGGACCTCGCTAATCCCCGGAGCGACACCTTACGAGCAGTTGGGTTTTGTCAGACGGGAAGATCCCTTTAATCCGGGTGCTGAAGAAGGCAATATATATTATCAGCTTCAAGTCCTTCAGCCTGAAGAACGAGAAGGGGTAAGCTACTACCAGCGAACAAATGAGGACGATCCTGACCGCCTTGTTTATGACCAACAGGCTTATCTGAAAACCCTTTATGATGACAGTGCCGATTTGGGGCAGGGTTATTTTATAGACCGTGAAGAGCGTGAAAGAGACGATGCTGGCGACTTCATGGGATATGATTACGTGCTTGCACAGCAGGAAGGGTATGAAGCCCTCGCACCTGATTACAGTCGATACTATGAAGGTCGATATGCCGATACAGGCACAGCCGATACCGATACAGGCACAGATACAGGCACGGTCGGTAACAGACCAGAAGATCCCCCTGATGATGATGGGCTGGTTGAGCCACCGACAACTCCAGTAACCCGTGTCCAACCTCGTACACCTTATGCCGGGCTGGAAGTTGACGACGAAGAACGTGGACGACCACGCCGGGGTCGAAGAAGAAGCCGTACAATTATGACAAGCGGTCTGATCGGCAACCAACCTGTCCAGCGAAAAACTCTTTTAGGAAGTTAATATGGCAACGGAAGAAATGGCGGTCATGCTTCTCAATCGGCTGTCTACGCTGGAAACCCAGCGCATGACATGGGAGCACCATTGGCAGGAAGTTGCCGATTACATTGTTCCAAGAAAAGCAGACATTACAAAAAAGCGGAGTGCTGGCGATAAACGGCAGGAACTGATCTTCGACGGCACGGCTATTCATTCGGCTGAGCTTTTATCCGCTAGCTTGCACGGTATGTTGACCAACGCTTCGACCCCTTGGTTTTCCTTACGATATAGAGACAACGAAACCGACATGATGGACGAAGCCAAGGAATGGCTGGAGGGGGCAACCGATGTCATGTACCAAGCGTTTCAACGGTCAAACTTTCAGGAACAGGTACACGAATTATACCACGACCTGATTACGTTTGGCACAGGCGTTATGTTTGTGGAAGCAGACGAAGAGAACCAGATCAGGTTCGGCACTAGGCACATCTCTGAATGTTACGTTTCAGAGGATGACCAAGGCCGGGTCGATACGGTTTATCGTAAATTTAAAATGCCTGTCCGTGCTGCGGCCATGCGGTTTGGTGAGGATGTGCTATCGCAGAAGATGACCAAGGCTTTGGCTGAAGACCCTTATTCTGAAGTCACCATCATTCATGTCGTGCGTCCTCGTGAAGACCGTGATGTTACAAAAGAAGACACGCTCAATAAACCGTTTCTCAGTTGCTACATCGACCCTGATGAAAAAATAATCATGTCCGAAAGCGGATATGACGAGTTTCCTTACACTGTTCCAAGGTATTTAAAGGCATCATTTGAATTGGGCTATGGTCGTTCACCTGCGATGACGGCACTGCCTGACGTGAAGATGCTGAACAAAATGTCCGAAACCACAATCCGGGCAGCGCAAAAACAGGTTGACCCTCCTCTGATGGTCCCGGATGACGGCTTCATGCTGCCAATCAGGACTGTTCCGGGCGGCTTGAACTTTTATCGAAGTGGCACACGGGATCGCTTAGAACCTTTAAATATTGGAGCAAATAATCCGCTTGGCCTCTCTATGGAAGAGCAACGCCGCACCGCTATCAGATCAGCATTTTTTGTTGATCAGCTCATCATGGGTGAAGGCCCACAGATGACCGCGACCGAAGTGGTCCAACGCACCGAGGAAAAAATGAGACTGCTAGGCCCTGTGTTGGGACGCTTACAGGCTGAACTGTTACAGCCTCTTATCAATCGCGTGTTTAATATCCTCGCTCGTCAACAGGCGTTTCTTCCTGCCCCTGAAATTTTGCAGGATCGTGACATCGATATCGAATATGTTTCACCGCTGGCAAAAGCTCAGCGCAGTGGCGACGTGCAATCGGTCATGCGTCTGTTTGAATTGCTGGGTCCAATGGGTCAGCTCGATCCCGGTGTATTCGACTACATGGATACAGACGGCATGGTCAAATACCTCATCAAGGTTCTGGGTGTTCCAGCATCAACGGTCAAGGGTGAAGCCGAGGTTGAAGAAGTCAGGACACAACGTGCTGAGCAACAGGCTCAGCAACAGGAAATGGCCCAGATGATGCAAATGGCAGAAGCTGCCGGGAATGCTGCCCCGGCAGTAAAGGCAGTGGGTGCGTTAGATGAAGCACAGGCAGCAGCAGAAGCAGAACAACAACCAGTTGAGGCAGAAATAGAAGAGGTCGTATGAGTCCAGAGGACTTAAAGGCAAACTATAAATTTGTATTTTCATCAAACGAAGGCCAGATCGTAATGAACGATTTGCAAAAAAGGTGTCATATGTTTGCACCTGTCTTCAGCGGTGAGAATACACATGAGATGGCATTCAAGGATGGTCAACGAAATGTTGTCCTTTTTCTTTTGAATATGCTGTCGGACAATCCACCACCACAACAGGAAACAACAAACGAGGACACTTAAATCATGGCTGAAGAAGCGCAGGTAGCGGAAGCCCCGGCAGAAGCTGGACAAGCACCGTCTGTTGAAACAACGGCAGTGCAAACTTCATGGAAGGACAGTCTTCCAGAAGAAATCAGAGGACATAAATCTCTGGAAACAATTTCAGATGTTGGTGCCTTAGCAAAAAGTTACGTTCATGCAGAAAGTATGATCGGATCTGACAAAATCCCCGTACCGGGGAAGTGGGCAACGGACGATGATTGGTCGGTGGTCTATAACAAGCTGGGTCGCCCCGAAACGGCTGGCGACTACAAGCTTGAAGCTAGTGAAGCTGCGGATGCCGATACGCTCGATTGGTTCAAAGCCACGGCACACGAAGTAGGTTTAAACAGTTCACAAGCCCAAAAGCTGCTGAGCAAGTATGAAGAAATGGTCGGCAGTCAGGTTACTGGCAATGATGCGGAGCTTGAAAGCAGACGGACGGAAGCAGACCTTGCCCTTAAAAAAGAATGGGGTCGTGCCTACGAAAACAAAATGGCTGGCGCGAAAGGTGTCTTGATGAACTTTGCCGATGAAGAGCTGGCAGAAATGACAACGGCTGATGGTGTAAAGTTTGGAGATCACCCGGAGATTGTCAGGATGTTTTCAAAGGTAGGTGATTACATCCGCGAAAAGATTGGTGAAGATTCAATTGCTGGCCCGAAAGGTGCTGGTGTTATGGCACCTGATGAGGCACAGCAAAAACTATCGGAGATTAAAAGAGTAGGATCTCCGTATTGGGATCACCGCCATCCTGAACATGATTGGTATGTAAAGGAGGCATTAAAGTTTGGGGAAATGTTAACCCCCGAAGAAGGATAACCTCACGGCCCTTCTGCTTACGGTAAAGTGCCGTCGTCACGGCAGACGTTAAATGCAAGAAAAGTCCGTCATCCTGACGGGTAGCTCTTCGATCAATTTTAACCCTTGATCGGAGGAACTGAAAAATGAGTACTCAAGTTAGTACTGCTTTTGTTAACCAGTTCTCAAGCAACGTACAGTTGCTTTCACAACAACACGGCAGTCTGTTGCGGTCTTGTGTTTCAGAAGAATCAGTCACTGGCGAAAAAGCCTTTTTCGACCAAGTTGGTTCAACTGCCGCACAGAAGAGAACGACACGCCACGGGGACACTCCTTTAATGGAAACTCCCCATTCCAGACGTATGGTCACGATTGACACATACGAATGGGCTGACCTTATCGACGATGCTGATAAAGTCAGAATGCTGATTGACCCGACTTCTTCTTACGCCCGTGCAGCAGCCGCTGCTATGGGTCGTGCGATGGATGACGCAATCATCACTGCTGCGACGGGAACCGCCCTCACCGGAAAGGCCGGGGCTACCTCAACCGCCATAGGATCAGGCCAGCAAATAGCCCACGGCTCTGCTGATCTAACCTTGGCAAAACTTCTTTCTGCAAAGAAGATTCTGGATGAAGGTAATGTTGATCCAAGTATCAAGCGATACATTGCTGTAGGTCCAGCGCAGATCGAAGCCCTATTAGGGGTCACTCAAGTCACGTCATCTGACTACAACAGCGTAAAAGCTCTTGTACAAGGTGATATTGATACCTTTATGGGTTTCAAGTTCATCGTATCAAATCGTCTATCTGTCGCGTCAAGCATTCGGAAATGTTTTGCTTGGGCAGAAGACGGAATTAAAATGGCTGTCGGCAAAGATGTTGTCGCCAAGATCGATGAGCGTTCCGATAAATCTTATTCAACGCAGGTATTTTATTCTGCAACTTTTGGTGCAACCCGTATGGAAGAAGCCAAGGTCGTGGAAATTTCCTGTGATGAATCAGCATAGGGAGGATTGAAAAATGGCTAATGTTAATTCAGACCAAGTCACTAACTTCCTCGCTGATCCACCTGTAATGAACAATCCTGTGAACATTCACGGGATACAGCGAGTTGCTTGTGGAACGGTAGCTGCGGCAGCAGGGGATCTCTCTGCCGGGGATACGATCATGCTTTGCCAGATACCAACCAATGCGTCTGTGTTGTCTATCAAGTTGTTTAACGACGACTTGGATAGTGGCACAACCTTGACGGTTCATATCGGTCTTTATACCGCCGATGGAAACGTCACGGCGAAAGACGTTGATGCGTATTGCTCTGCCGATACGACGGCTCGTGGTGCAATCACGGCTGGTACAGAGCTGGCATTTGAAGCTCGTGACATCAATAAGATGGGGCAAAAAGTCTGGCAGGATGCTGGAGACAGCTCTGATCCGGGCGGCTATTACCTCATTGGTTTTGAAAGCGAAGCTGCTGGCGATACGGCTGGTGACATCTCATGGATTGTTACCTACGTCGTTGACTAGTCCAAAGCAGGGGGTGGGCAAACGCCCATCCCCATTCTTTTATAGGAATTTAAAATGTCTTCAGAAGTTGACATCTGCAATACCGCCCTCAACATGATCGGTGCGTCGAATATTATTTCACTCACTGAGGACAGCAAGTCGGCTCGATTGTGCAACCAACGCTATGAGCCAACACGCGATGCAGTATTCAGAGCACATCCGTGGAATTGTCTGATCAAGCGAGTGGAACTCGCAGCCGATACTGATGCCCCGGCGTTTGAGTATTCTTATGCTTACACACTTCCAAGTGATTGTTTGCGCGTTTTGCAGGAACAATATCTGGATCACGTTTTCAAGGTTGAAGGCCGAAAGGTTCTCACCAACGAAAGCACTTTTAACCTCGTTTACATTGCAAGGATTACAGACCCCAACGAATATGACCGTTTGCTGGAAGATACCCTTGCTCAAAGGCTGGCGGCTGAGATGGCTTACCCATTGGTTGCCAGCGCATCTCTTTCGACAAATATGTTTCAAATGTACGAAATGAAACTTAAAGAAGCTAGGTTTGTCGATGCGACAGAAGGTATGCCGGGTTCAATGGATCAGGTAACCGACTACGGCAGTATTGAAGCCAACACCTATATTTCATCGAGGTTCTAGCTAATGGCAAAAGCTGCTGCCGCACTGACGAACTTCACTGCTGGCGAATTATCGCCACGGCTCGAAGGTCGAACAGACGTTAATAAATATTTTAATGGCTGTGCGACTTTGGAAAATATGGTGGTGCATCCTCACGGCGGTGCAGCCCGAAGACCGGGATCAATTTTTGTTACGGAAGTTAAATCCAGTTCTGCGGCGGTTCGTTTAATCAGCTTTGAATTTAATGTTGAACAGACTTACGTTCTGGAGTTTGGAAATAATTATTTTCGTATCATGCGTGATGGTGGCGTTGTCAGTAGTGGCGGTTCACCCGTCGAGGTGACCACAACTTATACAACGGCTCAACTTGATGGCCTGAAGTTCGCACAATCTGCTGACGTGATGTATGTGGTTCACCCGGATCACCCACCTCGAAAAATTACAAGAACAAGCCACACGGCTTGGACACTGACTGATGTCGTGTTCACACGTGGTCCGATGCAAGATCCCAATTTGACCGACACAACTTTAGTGGCTAACGGAAGATCAGGAAGTGTTACCGTGACGGCAAGCGCAGATTTGTTTGCCTCAACCGATGTCGGGCGTTTAATTAAATTGCATGAAGGGTATGCGAAGATAACCGCCTACACCAATGCGACCACGGTGACCGCTCTGACGCAGGAACGGGAAGACGGTTTGTCGGAACTGCTGCCGACATATGCCAGCAATACAATAAGCTTTCACGAAGGCGACCCCGACAGTACCGGGCTAGAACACAATGATCGCCTTGTTGATTCAGCCAAGGCGTTCAAGACGCAGGGCTTTTCCAACGGAATGACGATTACGGCGAGTGGAGCTGGTACTTCTGCAAACAACACAGATTATCTTATTGCGTCGGTGACAGATGATACGATTCTTCTCTCACCAAGTGATGACGTGGTTGGTGAAAGTGCAAGCAATACCATTACGCTGGTGGGGAAACTGGTCGCCAGCACCGATTGGTCTTTAGGGGCGTTTTCACCAACGACAGGCTATCCGTCTACGGTTAGTTTTTATGAGGAACGTCTGGTGTATGCCGCAACAGCGACGCAACCACAGACATTGTTTTTCAGTCAATCGGGTGACTTCGATAATTTTCAAGATGGTGTGGATGATGCGGAGGCCATGATTTATACGATTGGCTCAAATCAGGTCAACATCATTCGCTATCTTGCAAGCAGTCGGTCTTTGGTTGTTGGCACATCTGGCGGTGAATTTGCGGTTCGCGCTGGTGCATCTGACCAAGCACTTACACCAACAAATATCCAGATCAAGCGACAGGCCAGCTATGGGTCTGCCGACATTCAGCCCGTCCAATCAGGCAACGCAACTTTATTTGTACAACGGGCTAAAAGAAAAATGCGCGAACTGACTTATGATTTTGACAGTGATAGTTACAAAGCACCTGACCTGACGATACTCGCAGAGCACATTACAGAGACAGGCATAAAAGAAATTGCATCTATGCAAGAGCCAGACAACATTATCTGGGCTGTGTTGGATGATGGCACACTTTGCGGAATGACGTACCGCCGGGAAGAAGAGGTCGTTGCGTGGCATAGGCACAAAATGGGCGGCACGTTTACGGGGGTCCATTCCAGTTTTGCGACAGGCACCTACGCCTATGGGATTGTTGAAAACATAGCAACTGTGCCGGGCGATTTGGACGAGGATCAAACCTATGTTGTCGTCAAGCGCACAATCAACGGATCAACCAAGAGGTACATTGAATACCTGAATTACATGGACTTTGGTTCTAATGTGAAGGATGCCTTCTTTGTTGATAGCGGTTTGACGTATACAGGTGTTTCGTCAACGCTTGCAAGTGATCACGCCACCGATGCAACCAGTATTGTTTTGGCTGACGGAAGTGATTTTTCATCGAGTGGTGTTATCCAGATTGGTGCCGAGTTTATTTCTTATACGGGTAAAAGTACAAACACGCTAACAGGTGCAACCCGTGGAGCACATGGAACGGTCGCTCTTGCTCACACGAGTGGTGATACGGTCACACAAGCGGCAACATCACTGTCCGGGTTGACGCACTTGGAAGGTCAAACGGTCAAGGTTATGACGGATGGTTCCACCCATCCCGATAAAACGGTCAGCTCTGGTGCCATAACGCTCGACAGGCCAACCACCTATGCTCACGTCGGGCTTGGCTACACTTCGACGCTGAAAACCATGAGGATCGAAAAGGGAGCGCAGGACGGCACAGCGCAAGGCAAAATTAAACGCATCCATGATGTGACGGTCAGGTTCTATCGTAGCGTTGGGGCTAAGGTCGGCAGCAAGACAACCCAAACGGATGTGATTCCATTTCGATCATCAGCCGATGAAATGAACCAGCCTGTGCCTTTATATACAGGTGACAAGTCGGTTGAATTTGATGGTGCTTATGACACGGACGGTTTTGTGGTCGTGCAGCAAGATCAGGTTTTGCCGATGACAGTTTTGGCAATCTATCCCCGTTTAATAACTTTTGATGAATGAGACTTATACCATTTGAAGTTAGCCACGCTGACGAATTGATTGCAAACGGACTAAACAAAAACGCACCCAATTATGATGACAACACATGGAAAGCATGGGCGCGATCTTTTACAAAAAAAGGTCTTGGGTTCAGCGGTGTAGAGAATGGTCATCTGGTTGGATCTGCCGGGCTTATAAAAGTCTGGGATGGTGTTTTTGAAGGCTGGTTCTTGGGAGGCTGGAGACTTCACGATAATCGTTTTGCTGCCATCCGCACGGTTCGTCGTGAGCTAGATCGAATGATTAAAGATAACAACATTCATCGTCTTCAGTGTGTGGTTAAAGCTGATTGGAGCGAGGCTCAGAAGTTTATCGAATTTCTGGGCTGGGAAAATGAGGGCTTAATGAAAAAGTATTCTAAAGATGGCGAAGATTATTTTCGCTACGCAAAGGTAATCTGATGGCTGGAAAAGGTATGATGGTCCTCGGCAGCGTTGTATCTGCTGCCGGGCAAATGGCGGCTGGTGCTGCTGCAAAAAACGCCGGGCGTTATCGTCAGCAAGTCCAAGAGCGCAATGCAAAAGTCGTTGAACAGGAAAAGGAAATTACCCGGCACAAGACGGGTGAGGATATTGTTCGATTTCGTGAACAGTTTGAGGCCAGCCAAGGCACAACAAGAATGGCTTTGGCGAAACGTGGTGTCAGGTCCGATACAGGGACAGGTCTTCGTATCTTGTTGGAAAACGCACAGAAGGCCGATCAAGATATTGCTGCAGCATTATATAATGCCGAACTTGGTGAGCGAACTCTTGATGAACGTGCAACACAGATGCGGTTACAGGGTCAGCTTTATGCCTTTGAAGGTCGGCAACAACAAAGGGCATCCATGCTTTCCGCTGGCGGCTCTTTGCTGGCTGGTCTTTCTAAAGCAGGTAAATACGGAAAAGACTCAGCATGAAAATACCGATTTATGAACGCCGAATTGAACGGTCTACCAAAGCTCCCGGTGGTGTAAGCAATCTTAGTGTTAATACTGCTGCATGGATGGCACCGGGAAAAGCATTGGCGAGTGTAGGCAATGTTTTACAGAAGTGGGGAAAAGAAAAAGCCGAGATGGAGGCCAAGACGGAAGCCCATAATGCTCTCCGCGAGTTACGATCCAATCTTGATGACGATTACCGTAAGCAAATAAAAAACGTAAACCCGTTTGACGCTAACAATCAAATTAATGGTCTTGGCCCACGACTAGGTTTATTTGAACAGTCTTATAACAGGATTTTAAAATCAAAAAGTTTATCCAGCAGTCGTGCTCAAAATCTTTTTCGATCACAAGGTGACACACTGTGGCGAACCAAGCTTGCAAGTTTTCGCACTCAGAATGACAAACGCATTACGCAGTTTCGGAAAAGTGCCATCAATCAAAGTGCAAGTGATCATGTTAATATAGCTACAAACATTAATACTAATTATGAAGCGAGACTCCAATCGTATTTAAAGTTAACTGGTACTAATTACCGAGGTAGAAAGGTGCCGGGTATTTATGGCACAGCCGAAGCAACGCTATTGTATGATTCTAATACCTTAAAAATTCGCAGAGAAAAAATATTTGAAGATCTGTTTATGGGTATTGGTAGTCAAATCGTACTGCAATTGGCAGCTCCCAGCGAGGTTTTTGAAAATTTTAACGAAATTTTAGAGATGGACCCTCTGTTTAAACGTGTCTCGAAAAATCTTTCAGCGGCAAAACTTGAAGACCTGAAATGGAAATTATTTACTCGCGGAAACAAACTGGAAACATTTAAGAAAAAGCAGCAGAAAAAAACCGATGATGCATTGGAAAAAGACAATAAAAACGACTATAAATTACTGTGGAACCTCGATAATAGCGAAGAAAACATAGAAAAAAAACGGGAGATTATTGACAGATTAAGAAGGCTTAACTGGCCCAATGCCAAGCAAAACACAATCATAGAATCAATCGAAAACGAGCTTGATGCAAACGACCAAAACCGTTCTATCTTCAAATCAACGGAAGAGGGATCAGACATGGGCGTGATGTCTCTTATTCGTAGTTATGCGATGAATGACAGATTAACATGGGAAAATTTACAGGATGCTAAAAAACATCTGACTGAAGCTGATTATTCTAAAGCATTACAAATTTTTAGAACTGAGCGTACTGCCGCACAAAAAATAAATCTCGATTTGTTTAAAGCAAAATTTCAAAAGGTTGAAGACATAGACAAGGTCTTGGGTGAAGGGGTTCCTATTCTTGGAGATGCCCCCGATGTCGCTTTTAATGACGCTAAAGATAAATTCTTAATTTATTTAAGAACAAATCCCACAGCAGGTTTTAAAGAAATTAATGCTGAAGCTGATAAAATTACTAAGCAAGCCTACAAGACCTTTAAAATAGCAATACAGCCAGAGATTGATGATTGGGTACGACGAAATAAAAAAAAGTACAACATACAAAATTTGGAAGACGATCCTGAAGAAAATTTCACACGTTATATTGAATCAAAAAAATATAGTCTTTTAGGTTCTCAACAGAAAAAAAAGGTCAAAAACCAACTAAGGGAATTGCAAATTCTTTTAAAATTTATGCGTATTGCTGAGCAAGGGGGTGTGGAATGACTGAAACCCCAAAAGGTAAACTCGCAGTTGAGGACGACAAAAAACTTGGACCTCCTTATGTCTACCCTGAAAACAGAAAACAAACGACATTGGTTAAGCAAACAGATCCAAATCAACTCAACAACTGGACAATCACTTTCGGTGCATCAAGTGAAGAGACAACAGACGATGACAAAGGCGATGGTGCAAAAGTTAATCAAATTAAAACCGACACTACAGAGTCAGCAAATCGCATTTTGATTAACTCTGACGAAGTTCAGACAAGCCATCGTTTTGACGACCTCGATGATTTGGAAAATAAATATAATGATCGGGAATTATTAGATCTTGAAGGTCGTCCTGCTGAAGAGTTTGCAAAAAAGGTAACGGTTTTTGAAACAGGAAACCCGGTCACCTATGGTGAGGTCGATGGTGTGTTTTACAAGACTGCTGCACCCCTGATCAAGCCTATCGTAAAAGGTGCAGAATGGCTCTACAAACTTCGCCCGGACCTACAAAAAGGTGTAGTGAAAGGTGCATTAATAGAGGGGCCAACTAACCTCAATAATGCTGTTGCCGATTTGTTTAGTTTGCCAAGCAGGTACGGCACCAAAGTTGCTGCCGACATTACTAACAGGTTATTTGGCACAAAGCTTAAAGGAGCGCAGGAAAATTATTTTAAAACAGGCATGAATGATTTTCTGAATTGGGTTGGTGAATACATTCCCTATAACTCGGACGTTAAAGATTGGACGCAGGAAAAAACCGAATACCCGGCAGTTCAGGAAGCTGTAACACTTATTTCGCAGTTCGGTATTAACGCCGTCCCGGCAGCAACGATTGTCAAAGGTCTGACCTCTGCCAATGCAATAGCTCGTGGTTATATGTGGGCAGCATGGGCTGATGCTGTGTCGTTTGATAATGATCACACAACAATGGTGCAAGACTTTGGGATGCTTGATTATCTTGAGACTGCATCTGAAGGCGAAAAAAATGCTTTTCTAAATACGGTTCGGTATATCGGCAATTTTTATTTTGAGAATAATCCAGACGAGGCTGAGGCTAATCGTTTTCGCTTGGCTCTGGAAGGTGCGTTAATCGGCAAGGGTGTTGAATCGCTATTCACCTTTATTCCAAAGTTTATAAAATTTATGCCTTGGAAAAAAGCTTTTGCAGCACTTGCCGTTGCTGCTGCTGCGGCACCTGAAGAGGCTGAAGGGGCTGCAAGTATAATATCCAAAATATTTTCAAAAGGTTTAATTGGCGATCCAAAAACAGTCGCAGGAAATCTTAAAAGACTACAAGCTAGACAGAAAGCATTAGAGGAAAAGGGCAAGCCTCTACCCGGCAAACCTAACCTGCCCCGAATTGTTGTTAAGGCACCAAATAAAAAATTACCCCATTTTGTTGTTGGAGACATTACGTTTGACGATTGGATTAAAAGAACTGAAAAACTTCTCGATAAAAATGAAATCGTCGCAACATCAAAATTTTATGAAGACACCAAGGCAGTCTTTTTAAAACACGCTGGCGGTGATGAAGATCTTGCCGACAAGTACATGACTGCGTGGCTTGTGGCAAACCAGAACATAACGCCTCTTGGGGCTATGCAAAATGTGCTTTTGCAAGCGGAACAGTTTGCCCGAAATACGCCAGTTGATTCCTTAAAGGCTGGTGGAATGCCAAACCCAACTGGTGCAGCTCGTAACGTCATAGCTGGAGAGCCTATTGAAAAAGGTGTAGGCCAAAAGATTTTTGATTTTGTAGATAGTGGTTTAAAAAAAGATACTCGATCATGGATGGATAATAATGTAGCTGGAGGAAAACCTTTTGTTGTCGATGTCCACACAGCTCGTGATACAGGGTTGGTTGACGCAACCTTAATTAATCACCTAAAGCGTTTGGGGTATGACACAACAGAATTAGAAAAGGCACAAAAAGGAAAACCATATGATTTTGGCGACAGTGTCGGTGAAACAAAGTATGAAAATCGTGCGGATTTTGGACGGCGGCTAACGGATCATTTAAATAAAATTGGTTGGCAGGGTCGTAAGGATTGGGAACCGCGAGAAGTACAGGCAGTAGGCTGGGGAGCATTAACAAAGTTTACCCAAGACGTTGCCCCTAGCGTTGATGAGGCACTAACGCAAAGCTTGCGTCGTATCAGTTTTGAAATTGAACCCGGCGCAGGTTCTCCTTGGGCAGCTAAATATAATGACCGTTGGAATAAACTGCCAATAGAAAGTCGTACCACTATTACCGAAAACATTGGTAACCGTGCGATGGAAATGGCGGCTAAAGGTTCGGGCATTGATGTGAGGCGTATTGTTCACGCCACGGGTGGTTGGACCTACAAAGGTGAAACAGGACAGGCAGCGGCGGCAGTCGCAGAAAC